AAGCAATACACCGTATGCTGGTAGAAACACAATCAATCCAACTACAATTTTAGTTAGTGTGTTGTTAAATGCAACTGCACTAACCCATGGTGCTGGATAAAAGGCTGTGTAAAAGAAAGTATATGTATCAATAATGTTTGCCGCAATAGTTGATACTGCTGGTGCTAACCACCATGCATCTGTAAACTTTTCTCTAATGTGTTGAAACACATATACGTCAAGCATCGTACCAACTGCATATGCAGTACCTGATGCAATACCTACCCTGTATGCGTGTTCGTCACCTAGTGCTAGTAGTACAAGCACAGATGCTACAATAGCAGGAATAATTGCCATTGCTACAACAGCACGACCTGCAGCTTTACCAACCAAACGCACTGTTAAGTCAGTTGCTACAACCACAATAGGAAATGTAAATGCGGCCGCCGCTAATGGAAACTCACCAAACAATGGTAAGTCAGCGCCTGGAAATAGATTAAATCTGATTGTTACTAGATAATTTGACACAGCAATTACAAGCGTGTGTAAAATAACTAGATTTCTTACAAGTGTTTTATCAACACCTTCTAGTAGTTTTGTGAACATATGTTCTCCTTATTTTGTTACTTTGGTGCCTACTGTTCTTCTCACAATATCATTGTGATTAAATTCAGCCCAGTATAGTTCAAAAGCGACACCGTCTTCTAAACCTTCAAACTGGTGAATTTTTCCTGGCTTCACTTGAGTGAAGTCACCTGCTTCAAGAATAGTTTCATCAATTAAACCATCTTGATCATCTTGCCAAACACGGACAAGCATCTTGCCCGATTCAACAAAGAATCCGTTCCATTTAAATTGATGTTCATGTTCTGAACACTTGAACCCTTTCTTAAATTCAATGCGGTGAAACTCTAGTACACCGTTTGCGTGGATCAATTCTGTTTGACCCCAGATCTTACCTGCTTTCATTTTCATGTCCTTTCCTATAATAATTTTCCATAATCTATTGTTTCCATTTGCCTGCTGATGTCTTTTACAAAGTATGCACACGGGGGATTATCACCCTCACGTAACGGTACACTGAGTAGTTGTCCATTTTTCATTTTTGGAAAATACCATTTCACATCTGAGTAAAAGTTAAGTATTTTTACTTCGGCATAGTCTGCTTTGTAACTTTTTAAAGGATTAAACAAGAATGCTTCAAATCCTCTATCATTTAAACTAGTTAATGGAAGTATTTCTAAATCATTGCCTGTATGACTGTCTCCTACTGCTATATGCCAATCTACTGGCATCATTATTTCGTGTCCGTTTATTTCCATTACAATCGCAGGCGAACTAAATGATTCTAGAAAAATCAAAGGAATAAAAAAGAAGTCAGGTTCATTCGGGTCAGAATTGTCAAGAACACTAAATCTAACATCTTCATCAAGTTCGTCAGGCAGGTTAGTAAGGTTAAAACATTTATTATCTAATGTTAATATTCTCATTTATTTTTATCCTTCATAAAAAGCAATAGTGTCGCTTTTCCATTTTCGCACAGTATAACCTAAATCTAATAAAAGTAAAACTACATTGTCAGCTTCATTTCTTTTATTTTCAAAAAATATAACAGGACGATTTTTTTTAATAGTTTTTAATGCGCCTTCAATAACAAAATATTCGTATTGTTCTGTGTCTATTTTTATAAAGTCAACATCATTAAAAAATTTAAAACTATCTAATGTTTTTATTTCTACTTTGTGTTTTATACCATTAGTCCAGTCTTTGGTTCTACCTTCAAATATAGAACCGTGTTCAGGGTTATCTGTTTTATCGTTTATTACTAGTGTGCCTGTATCTTCTTTATTTCCTAAAGCATAACTGTAACATTCAAGTTCTTTGTGTTTTTTTAACAAAGAAAAAGAGTCTGGATTAGGTTCAAAACAAATAATCCTATCAAACTTACCTATAAAAGGTATACTTGTATCGCCGTTATGAGCACCTATATCTATATATGTTCTAAATTGTTTTACATAAGGCAACGCCCAGTCATTAATTTTTCGTTCACTCATTAGTTCCAGTCTACCTTTTCTATTGTAAATGGATACTGCGCCTCTTTGTAAAACTTTTTACGTTGAGTAAGGTGCCGCTTCGCAAACTTACAAGTGCTTGTAAGATCCCATATTTGAACGAAGTCTTTGTCCTTTGCCTTTCTTACGCCTCTGCCTATTGATTGTATCACTCTTACAAATGATTTGCCTGGTTCTATGAGAACAAGATTAAAAATACGAGGAATATTAATGCCGACAGCCGCCACGCCATACGTTGCAATAACCACGTGGTTAGTCCCTTCGTTGATTTCGTCATATGCTTCCTTTCTGTCTTTTAGTTTAACATCGCCTTTTACAAATGTTGATCCTGGTATAAGTTCTTGCAGTAATTCACCTGCACTAATACGATCTACAAGTATTAGAGTGTTGCCTGAATCTTTTACACCATTCAATAATTTGCCTATATACTCAATACGTTTTTTATCTGTAACAAGATATTTTAATTCTGATTGATAATCACGAAACTCAGGTAAGTCTACTAGTTGTACCACATTGACATGACACTGTGATAGTACACCTTTATCTTGTAGTTCTTTTGCACTTACCTGTCCAATTACAGGACCAAGGCTTGCATGTATTGATTCAAATTCAAACTTTTCTTTTGGAATAGTACCTGTTAGTCCCCAACGAATAGGGGCATTTCGTAAGTTACGTGTAAGCAAGTTCTTTAGTACTTCTGCTTTGGCTTGATGTACTTCGTCGATAATAATTGTGCTTACACCGTCGAGAAACTCAGCAAGACTCAGTACAGCAGATCCGTCCTTGTGTTTTTTGTCTAATATATTTAGACTTTGCCAAGTACAAATAGTGTGAGTCTTGCCTAGTTCTTTTCTGTCGCCAAAATATACGCCCACATCAAGCCCACAATTAATATAGTCTTCTTCTGTTTGAGTAACAAGACTTTTGTTGGGAACCACGACTAGGCTACGCCCATAGTCTTCTGTGATCTTACTTAGTGTAGCAGTGATAATAGTCTTACCAGCACCTGTGGCTACTTCTTGTAATGATTGAGGATTTTGCAAGAAGTTGTTTATAACCTCTACTTGATAATCTCTTAATCTAATAGGCTCGCCTTCGGCAGGATGACCTTTTGGCCAGGTTTTATCACCCCAGAAATCTTCTTGAATAGTATTAAATTTTAAGTCTATAGGAATACGTTGATCGTCTATATCTGCAATCTCAACATTGTTTTCTAACAGCACTTGTTGAATTACATCAAGATGATTAACATAACCTGTACCACCAATACCAAAAAAGTTTACCTTGCCATCCCAACGGCCTAGTTTATACTGTGGCATATACCGTGCATAAGGCACTTCAAATTTCAAACGATTGGCAATCTTTCTGCGAACTTCAACAGGAAGTCCTTCAAGTTTTACGTTAACTTCATCTTGTATAACTATTCTACAAGTTGTCATATTTCTTCTATATCCTGATATCCAAAGGGCGTTGAATCCGAATCATAGTGTATAACAAGATCGCATTCATTTATATATGAATCTAGTTTCATGTTTGTTCTCTTACTTCCATACATTAGCACTGCACTAGGTTTCCAGTCGCTTAGTAGTAATGGCTTAGGAATTTTATTGTTATTAATATACACTATTTTTGTATATTTTGCAAGAGAATTATTAAGATTATTTTGTTTTATCAACGAATTAAAACTTCTATCTGTTTGATCTTTATTGTCTTTTCTAAACATTACTGTGCATGATTCGTCTAGGACAATTCCCTTAAAACATTCATAAATATCTTGTAAACATTCAGTACTGCTGTCGTCATCTGGTATAACAACAAGTAATGGAAATCTATGAAGCTCTAGTACACTTTCGACAATATTATTAATTGTAAATCTTTTACTATTAATCAATATATTTTTCTTGTTACGATTGATAATTTTTTTTGTTAACGGTTGAAGTTTATTAACACTTTCTGTCAAATCATTTTCGTCAAAATAATTTATACCAAGTATTTCTTGTCTGTCTTTGTAAAGAGCAAGGTTATCTAAACTAGGTTCGCCTATTGAACTTACAGCAAAATCAAATGCTTTACTGTGTAAATTTTCTAATTTAAGATTATATATACCAGGCACATAATTTTTTTTATTTTCTTTCATTTCTATTAACTTCCTATATTGTTCTTGTAGAGATTCCTCTATCTCAAAGTTTGCCTTTTGGAAGTTGCCTATAATTTCATAAATGTTTTGTTCTGTAGGAGATATAAAATGTGTTTTATTTGCTTTGTCGTAGCCTTGATTTTTATGTATAGAATTTAATATTTCAATATATTTGATCATATTTTTAGCAAACGGAAACCGCACAGCAATCATGGTTTCTCCATTTTGTTCTACTAAACTTATAGTTTTTGATCTATCTATTGATCGAAGCGTTTGTCTAAGATTAAGCATTTTTTCTTCTACACTGTCAATGCCATTTGCTTCGAACTGATCTTTGTAATCTATAATTTTTCTTTTGGCAAGTTCATACTGTCTATCAGTAAATGGTATCTGACGAAGACACTGCTTGCCAAGGCTAAACATAAGGTTACGGTCTGTGTTTTGTATTTCGAACACAAACTTGCCCTGTGTCATACCTGAAATGATTTCAATTAAGTCTTCTGCTGTTTCTTGTTTCATAATAGTATTATACGAGATTATAGCTTAGAAGTCAAGTGTTTAAGTGGTATTCCTTGAGAAATTTCTTCTAACGTCCACTCAGTATGTGCATAATTATTCAACCATTGCTGACGTTCAAAAAGCACAGGCTCTTCAATCATAGAAAGATCTTTATTTGCAACATCATATGCAAGACTACTAGGACCAACAAATGCAGGAACACCATCTATTACACTGTGTATACCAGGATTTGAACTCCAACTCACTGTGCAGTATATGTTATGAAATCCTATATCAAAATCATCATATGTTCCACGAATATGTTTAGGATCTTGCCTTGTTACATTGTTATACTCATGTTCTATGTACGGCAATGTACATCGTGGATGAGGTCTAAAAATAATTGGACGATCTGTATATTTCTTTACAGTATCTATAGTTTCTATGACCCAGTTGCTCATTGTTGGCATGTTTTGCCATTGTAAACTCTTGTCATGTTGTCCGCAAATAAGAATATATTTGCCATCGGTGCGCCACGGTTTTAATTTTAATCCGAGTTGTTCAGCCCTATTACTATTGCTGTTGCTACTATTGCCAAAATAAGCGTCTCTATTGATACCATTTAAACCTACTTTCCATGTTGTTCCTCTTTTGATGCCGCCGACTTCGAGTACGATGGTCGGTTTGGATTGTAGAACGTTTTTTTCCCATATAGCACGGTTTCTAGCCATGCGACCGTTCCAAAGTACGCTCCAAATAACATCAATCCCATCATCACCATTATCGATACAAGTATGCCCAAGAGCACGAGCGCCAGTGTGAAAGGCGTCAAAAACAGGGCTAGAATTTTGTGCGCCATATTGCCTCCATAAGTTAAATTTCATGATTAAATACCTTGTAGTATATTTACAAAGGAACAACAATGTCAGACATAACTGTGGTTACAACATTCCACCAACCAGGATTAGAACAATATGGTCAACGCTTTTTAGATTCTTTTGCACAAAGGGTAGACAAGCGTATAAAATTACTAGTATATGCTGAGGCATGTCATCCTGTAAATCCCGATCCGGAACAAATTAAAATATTTGATTCTTTTGAAGCATTACCTAAATTAAACGAGTTTAAAGCCAAATGGGGTAAAGTACCTCACGCTAACGGTGATATAACAAATCATCCTGCACGTAATGGCCGCAAGGATTGGCAAAAGAAATTTAAATGGGACGCTGTACGATTTGCTAATAAAACGTATGCTGTATATGATGCATGTGAACGCAGTACAGATTGGTGTGTATGGATGGATGCAGATACGTATGTACACAGTGACTGGTCATACGATGACTTTAAAGCACAGTTACCTGAAGATGCTTGGATAACTTATGTGGGTAGAGGTAAAGGTTCACAAACTTGGCCAGAGTGCGGATTTTACGGAATGAATTTACGTAACGAAACTTGTAAGAAATTTTTAGCAGAATTTGAACGTGTGTACGAAGATGCAGAGAACGGTATTTTTAAATTAGCTGAATGGCATGATAGTTTTGTATTTGGAAATATTCTCAACGGTATGAAGCAACAAGATCCTAATGCGTTTGATTATAGTGCTGAAATGTATTTGCGTGAAGCAAAATCTGGAGGCGGCGGACATCCTCTCATTAACGGAGTTTTAGGCACTTGGATAGATCATATGAAAGGTGTGCGTAAAAAAGAAGGAAGGTCACGTAAAGTTGATATTATGGTTAATAGGACTGAAGATTATTGGAAGTCTCAAACATAATTTTTCATAAACCGCCATGCTGTACCATCTTTAAGCTCTTCAAAATTCCAATGACTCATAGATATACGTTCTATCCATTCTTGTCTATCATATAACACAGGATCTTCAATCTCTTTAATATTTGTATTAGCGACTTCACCATACATACTATAGTCAAGATCAGAATCCATTTGAAAAACAGGCACACCTTGTATTAGACTAGCAACACCCGGACTGCTATTGTATACTACTGTTGCCCAAGCATGATTAAGATCTTGTCTAATATCTTGATTAGTAGAAACAGTTACGTTATTATATTTTAATTCTGACAATCTAGCCAGTGTTTTTCTATCTCCTGGATGTCCTCTAACTATTATTTTCCTACTTGTATATTTTTTTATTCTTTTAATAATATAATGTGCAAAACTTATTACATCAGTATTTTTCATACTCCAACCGCCGTTACGTTGTAAACATAATAGTATACTCTCGCCTCTTGCTTTGTATGGAACAATATCTATACCAATATTTTTTTTAATACTTTGCCATCTTTTAGGATCAACATCTTTATCAAAATAAAAACCTGTACCTCTAAATACACCATCAAAGCTATATCTTAAGTAATTTCCAGGAGTGTTTCTTTTGCCTGTTGCAAATAAAAAAAGATTACTATCAACAATAAGTGTTCTTTTATTGGTAAGTTTTTGATGATCTAATACTTGTTTTCTAAACAATAGGTGCGGAGTATTCTTACTATTGGTATGCACAAATCCTTGTAAAACCGCTACATCACAATCTTGTATAGTTGATTGATAATGATTTATTCCTATATCGTTTACAGTATTAACACCTTGAACAAAATTAGATAATATTAAAGGTTTTTCAGGACTATTATTTTTTGGTGGGATTCCATAATGGTAACTCACTACTTTCATTAACTGTTCTCCATGCAAATCCGTTTCGTAATTCATGTACATCAAATTGACAATAACCAAGATGCGCAAAAAATGCATCTGTTGTTTCTCTATCAGGCATATGTGGGTTATCAATTTTACGTATATCTTGTTCACAAACAACTTGTGCCGCATTTGGACCAAGAACAATAGCTGGTTTGCCTTCCATTAGTGCTTCAACAGCAGCAATACTATTGTATGTAACAAGACAGTGTACATCATCTGCAAGTGCAGCTTGAATTGTTTTATCAGTTACCCTTTCTGTTCTATTAGGTTTTAATCTTACTTCAATTGGCCTACTAGTATATTTTTTTAACTCTGCTACTACCTGTTTTACCCAAGTTTCTGGATCGGGTTGTCCAAATACTCTCATTGCTTTTTCGCTAGGAGGACAAATTAAAATTTTCCTTCCAAGAGATTGTTTTCTATAACGATAGCCGTGTGCTTTTGCACGATCCATAGGACGTTCAATAATGCCACCTATTTGTTGCATATTATTTTTTGTAACTCTATGTAACCATTTGTTTTTAAAGTTACCAAAATATCCTGTGTCAATTGTATAAAATGTTCGGCCGGTGTCCTTACACTTTTGGATGGCCTTACGACTACCTCCACCAACTCCTCTAATGATAAGTGCGGTATCGTCATTTAAATGATCTGCATAGGAACTAACAACACCATTACTCCCCATAGCAAAGTTTTCAAGAATTGGATCATATCTATGACCTTTTCTTTCAAAGTTAACTTCACTAGTGTCAATTGCTACTATTTTTCCCATGTGATTTTTAACTCTTTCTGTAATTGATTCCCAAGTATTTCCTTCATAATACTTAGCTTCAGGATCTACTAGGTAATTTAATATCGACTTTAATATTTCTTGTTTATCTTCATTCACCTTCCAGGTGTCTGGTGTAAGTTTGTGTTTAGCATTTGCTGCTTTTTGTGCGTTATAACTTTTCTCAGCAAGATACCAATCCGCTGCATATTCGCATAAACGATAATCTTTAAACCAAGGACCGCCATCGGTGTAGTGTATCGCCGCAGGTTCATTTTTATCGTCTTCTTGATAATATCCTACAAGCCAGTTCCATTCGTGATGTAATCTTCCAATCTCTTGATCTTGAAGCCAACTAAACCTATGTAAATATTTTCCGTCTATTTCTGGGTTGTTAATTAATTTTTTGTTAAGTTTTCTATTTGATGGATGTTCACAATTAAATAACATACAAGAGCTCCAATTTTTTCTTGGATATATTGTTTGTTCTCTTCCGTCCATCTTTGTCATGCTTTTTGGGGTATAGTCGTGTTGAACACACATTACAGCAAAATTTTTATTATTTTCTTGAGTTTCTTCTATTACTTTCCAAAGATTTCTTACGTCTTTTTTAAACAAGAAGTCACAATCAACAAACAACGCCCAACCTTTAAAGTCACAAAGTTCTGGTACTAAGAATCTTGTAAAGGTAAATTCTGTTGATGCTAATTGATCAACATCTCTCCAATATAATCCTCTATCTCGCATCTCCTGTTGTTTAATAGGATATATTTCTATACTGTTAGGATATTTTGCTCTATCAAGTATACTTTGTCTACACACTTGATAAGCAATGTCTTCTCTGCTGTCGTGACCGATAAAGATTTTAATTATGCTGTCTTTCAATGTCTTCCTCCACACAATTTTTGCCGTACTGTATTTCAACAAGTTTTAAAGGTATTCTATCCTCATTGACAAGTTGATGCCAAGTTCCTACTGGAATATGTAAACTTTGATGTTGCTTATATCTACCAACAAGTTCAAAATCAGTACTTGCATTTATTGTATATACTGTTGCTGTACCTTCTGCAACAAACCAATGCTCTGAACGTTCTTTATGTCGTTGCATTGATAGTTTATGTCCTGGCGGAACTGCAAGTTCCTTTACTTTAGTATGATTTTCATATTCATGTATCACTCTATAGTACCCCCAACTGCGTTCTGTCTTAGGTGCTTTCCATTCTTCAAGAATCCAACTGCTTGAATTTTTTTTATCTTCGCCTCCTACACCAAATACAAATTCAACATTATCAAAGTCATGATATGTTTTGTATTCTGGTGTTGTAGTATTAGTTCTGTCACCCCCGTTGGCAAAAATAATTTTAACCTTACTATTTGTTGCCATTGTCTTATATATTGCACCACAAGCAGTATCATCAGTGTCATCGAAACTAATAACTTTATCTACCATTTTTAAATTTTCAATTACTGTGGCACGTTCTTTATAAGGCATGAAGGGTCTGCTTTTCTTTCTTGTTAGCCATTCGTCTGAATTAAGACCAACATGTAGTTCATCTCCTAATTCTTTTGCGGCTTTAAAAAAAGCTATATGACCGCTGTGCATAGGATCAAATCCGCCTGTTACAAGTACAATAGTTTTCATACTAATATTTATATGCGCACTTAATTTTAACAATAAGGATTGATTAATTTATTAGGATAAAGAGGTTTGAGATGTTGCCAAGGTAACCCTTTTTCTATCTCATCTGTACGCCATTGACAGTATGCTAGATTGTTAAGCCATTGTTGACGATCAAATACTTCTGGCTTTTCTAGCGTAGATAATGATTTGTTACTTACTGGCCAGGCCATTGAACTTGGACATAAGCTAAATGTTGGTATTCCTTCACAAGCACTTTCTGTTAATGCATTAGTATTAAATCCAACTACTGCCCATGCTCTGTTGAAATCTTCATATAATCCGTCGCCGCCATTCAATAATCCTGCTCCAGAATTATTTTGACTTATTTCAATATTTCCCAGGTTACAACGATTTATAATTTCTATTTGTTTCTCAATCCTTGCAGGATGTAATCTAATAATAATTTTTCTATCAGTGTGTGTTCTTATCTCTTGTAAAGTATTTTTTAAAAAATTTTCATATGTTCCATGCTTTTTTAACAAATTTTTCAAACTACTATCACCCGGACGTTGTAAAAGTAATAGTATAGCATCACCAGGTTGCTGCCAGTCTTTTATTTCTATATCTTGTTCTTCTTGGATTCTGTACCATCTATCCGGTGGACAGTCTTTTGCATTGTATTCACCTTCGTCATAAAAATAACTCCACCAACTAAATCTATGATACGCTTTAGGATTAGGATAATCAGGCATACCTTTTCTAAATACTGCTGCTTCTGCGCAGATGTAAGGTTTACCGCTGTAACGAATAAACTCGTAAATATGTCCCAAACTTTTTTGACGTTTTTGTTCTAAAATATTACTTTGTAAAAATATATCTGCTTTTTGTATTAGTTCTTTATCTTCCCATTCTGCAATTTTAACATTATTGCCTCCTATAATAGGATGGTTTCTATAAGCAGGTTTAATAGCAACAATTAAAGGTTCAGACATTTTCATTTACGAAATACATTCCAGTTTTTTCTAAGAACTTATGTTTTTTCTTTGTACCCATAGTACTTACACTGCGTAAGATTTTAGTTTTTTCTTCATCTAATTTAAAACCATAGTCAGACATTTTATTGATCCAATATGGAGGATTTTGGCAATTAACATGATGATATCCGCTTTGTCCTTCGAGTGCATGTGTCATTACTAAATTTTTACATTTTTGCATTGCAGTTACATAATTTGGTATGTACTTTTCTTCAACATGTTCTACAAATTCAACACTCCATCCTATATCAAATGTTTCATTTATGTCTATAGATCCTTTTGTAAAATCGTGAATAATAAATCGATCATTATTATAACGCTTTAATGTATAATCTCCGTCTATACCTAAAACTTTAAATTCCATAGATTCAGCAAGTTCAACCATTCCGCCTGGACCACATCCTATGTCTAAAAAACTACTAAAACCTAAACTTTTAAACCAATTAAGTGACCCTTTGTCTAAATGTGTTAGGCCGCCGTGTCCTCCAAGATGTTCTTCCAACATTATATATTCCTCTCTAATTCGTATTGATCTGCACACATATCTTTTAATGTTTTTGTTACATTTAATAATGAACTTATTTCTGGTACAATACTTGACTCAATGTCTCCAGGGCGCCTATCAACAAATTCTATTTGAATATTTTTACCTGTAACGTGCGACATTGTTTCTACAACATCTAATACCGAATATCCATTTTTTGTTCCTAAACATTCATAAGGCGTGTTAGTAGGACCTAAATTTATAGCATTAGCAATAGCACTAGCTAAATCTTGAACGTGAATAAAATCTCTAACACAAGTTCCATCCTTTGTGTTCCAGTCATTGCCAAATATTTGCAACTTGTCTTTTTTGCCAGCGGCAACTTTTGCTACCATTCTTATAAGATGTGTACCATTGCCTAGTTGTCTGTGAATAGTATTTGTGCCACTTACATTAAAAAATCTAAAAATTGTATAACCTTTTGCTTTTTGCTTAATTATATCTTCAGCAGCAACTTTGCTCAATGCATATGGACTAGCTAGATCCCATGATGCGGCAGTTCCAGCAAATAAAAAATGTTCTGTGTCAATATTCTCTAAGCAATTAGCAGTACCAAATATGTTAGTTTTATAGTATTCGTATGGTATTTGTACACTTTCATCTACAGCTACTCTACCTGCAAGATGCACTACAGCGTCGAATTTGTGCTTGGTGTTAAAGTTACATACATCTACATTTTCAAATTTTGCATATGATTCTATATCATTATATTCATCATATAGGTTAATGTCCCACGCAGTTACATTATGTCCTTGTTCAAATAATATTTTACATAAATGACTTCCTATGTAACCGGTTGCTCCTGTAACAAGTATATTCATTATTTGTTTTTTAGCTCTTCAAGTTTAAAATAAAATTTATTTTTCTTAGGTTTAGCACCTTCTCTAAAATACTTTTTGGCACCTTTGCCAGTCCATATTTTTGAATCAGGTCTTAAATGATAATCAACATACTTCATTCCAAATGTACTAATTTTTTCTTCTGCAACTAATTCATTTAGAGCAGTTTGATCTAAAAACCAAACAAGTCCTTGTTGCTTTGCTAATTCTAAAATTTTATCTTTTAAATAATATCTTCCTAATTTGTTGCCAGCAAATGCTACACAACCACCAAGAGCGCCTACACCTTTCACTCTCATAGCCACCCAATCATTTGATAAATCTGCGCTCCATTCTTCTAAACTAATATCTGCAATCAACATACCATCAGGATCAACAGCCATTATATTTGCTGAATCATGAAATATTTCAGGTACTCTTAAAAATCTACTATTAACCCAATATCCTTTTTTGTCATCTAAAGTTTTATAACTTTCAGGAGTAATTTCAGTAGTCAAACTTATTTTATTCTTATTACACCATTCTATATCTTGATCTGTTGCGTCAAAGATATGTACATGAACTGAAATTTTGTTAGCATAAATTTTAACACTTTTAATAAAATGTATTGCAAAATCATTGAAAAAAACTGTGTCACTGGGAAGATAAAAAAAGTTGCCTTTACGTTTTTTAACTTGTAAGGGTACGTAATCTATCATAAACTTGCGTCCTCCATACCTGCTACTCTTAGCTTGACAACATTAGTTATCTGCCATTGCTTTTGATCTAGTGCCTTAAGAACGCCTAACCATTTGTTTCGCATAAGAGCAAACTCATTTATAATTTTTTCATAGTCAACAACGTCTGCCTCACCGTCAACGTATTTTTCAACGTCACGGCTAGACAGAGCTCGTTGATAGTTTTCTAGGTATTTTTTAAAATATGAACTACGCAATCTTCGCAGTTCTATATTTAAGTAGTTTAGAATTGCTTCAATTTCTTGTAGTTGATTGAAGCGGTGTTCGACAATGCCTGGCATTTCTGCAGCGGCTCGTTCTACATTGCCGTGTAGTTTTACTTCCTTACGAGCTTCAGAAAGTTCTAATTCAAAGTGAGCTACTGCATCAGGGATCTTAGAAACATCACGAGATATTTCACTATACCAACCCATTACCAGTCCTCTTCTTCGTCTTCGGTAACATCATTGTCTATGTCAAGATAGTAGTAGATAGCAGCATCAAGATCATTGCAGTGGCCGAGTGCATTTTTGAAATGCTCATCATCTGCGCCGTAGTCTGCACACACGTCAACAAAACGTTCTGCAACAACTTCAATGTTTTTCTTGTCAATGTTATCTTTAAACACTGTCCAAATATCAACAATTTGTGATTCATCCATTAACAGGCTCCTCGATTGGTTCTTCTATGTCGTCTTGGATATTTACCTTTTCAGTTGATAAATTCACATGATCTGACATTACCATATCGAGCAGTTCCCCGGTCCAGTTTTTGCGATATTCTTTGTGTTCTTCACCTTTTGAATCGATGTATTTTAATCTGTTACCATCTTTAGATAACAGTCCTTTCTTTTCAAAAAGTTCTACAAGTCCGCTATAAGGGTTCATACCTGTTTCGTATGGAATCTTAACCTGTACACCTTCAAACGGTTTAGCATAACGTGTTTTCATTACTTTACAGCCTGCACGAATACCACGCACTTCGCTTATCTTATTACCGTCTTCGTCTTCTTTTAGTTTAAGTTTTTTCATTGCTACAACAATTGAACTTGCATAGATAAATCCTTGACCACCTGATATCTTATCATCTGGATCAAACATATCTTGCGATGCATATGTGTGATTAGTACATACAAGTCCTACATTGTGTGAGCCAATCATGTTAACTGTGTTACGAACAAGTGAAGTCAATGCCTTAGGCTTACGACCCATATCACCTTTCATATCACCTTTGTTAAACTGATCAACATCTGTAGGTGTTAGCAACATACCCAAACTATCAATTACAAACAATACTTTAGGACGATCTTCTTCGTCCATTGCTTTGTAGTCTGTCATGAATGTGGAAATAGTTTTTGCTACATCATCAATCATTGACATGTTTAATTTTAGTAGTTTTTCTTCTGAAGTATCTACATCAAGAGCGTGTAGCCAACTTTCATCAAGTGCATTCTCTGAATCAATTAATACAACAAAGATACCTTGATCCTGCGCCGCTTTTACAATATTACCTGCACAGATATAACTTTTACCTGCACCACTTTCACCTGCAAACAC